AGAAGTTACAGACGCGGGTATAGGAACAGTTGAAGATCAACAAATTACATCTGAAAGTAGTGCAATGACAGTTGCGGGTTCTCCTGCAGCAGGTGAACAAACTTACTTTCAATTATACAGAGACGCAGCAGACGGTAGTGATACATTTACCGGTGAATGTAGAGTTCTAGGTATTAAATTATTCTTTACTACTGACGCGGCTAACGACGCATAAGGAATTTAGATATGAGAGAATTAAAAAATAAACTTACTGTAGGTAAGAACACAAAAAACACCCGAGGTAGAAAAGGTAAAATGTTCGGATATCAAGTCTTAGGATTTGGTTCTGGAGGTGGTGCAAGTTTTATTGAAGCTACTGGAGGAACAGTTACTGAAGATGGTGTTTATAAAGTTCATACTTTTACATCTGACGGCACTTTTGAAATTACTAGTGGTGAAGGACAAGTAGATTATCTTGTTGTAGCCGGCGGTGGAGCTGGCGGTAGTGCAGATGGTAATTTTTCGGCATCTGGAGGAGGAGCGGGAGGACTTAGACTTTCTTCAGAAACATATACTCCAACACCTTTATCAGTAGGCACAGGTCTTACCTTAGGGGAAGCAAGTTATCCAGTCACTGTAGGTGGCGGAGGTGCTAATTCAGTTTTTTCAAGTATAACATCAACTGCTGGCGGAGCTGGCGGTTTTCCTGGTACTAACGCGGGTGGATCTGGATCCGGTGGAGCAGCCTGTGGATCAGCTACTGGTGCAGCGGGTAATACTCCTCCAGTAAGTCCAGCGCAAGGTACACCTGGTGGTGATGGAGCATGTGTTCCAAATGCTGCTTGTCCAGGAGGCGGTGGCGGTGCTGCTGATCCAGGATCAAACGGTTCTGGAAGTCCAGGGAATGCTACTGGTGGACCTGGCGGTGATGGAGAAACAACAGGTATTACAGGTTCTAACGTAACATATGCTGGCGGAGGCGGCGGCGGAGCAGGTTTTCAAGGATTTGGTAGAAGTTCAGGCAGCGGTGGCCCAGGAGGCGGTGGCTCGGGTGGAAGTGGCTCAGGAACATCTAATACTGGTGGCGGCGGAGGCGGCTCAAATTCACCATCTGGTGGTGGCGGTGGAGCTGGATCAGGCGTTGTAATTTTAAGGTATCAATTTTCATAATATGGCTCATTTTGCAAAATTAAATAATGATAATGAAGTAATCTCAATTAGTGTTGTGAGTGACAACGATACATCTGATAGTGCAGGTGTAGAAGTAGAATCTATAGGACAAGAATTTTTAGAAAAAATACATGGTTGGAACAAAGATTTATGGAAAAAAACTTCATACAATACATATCAGGGCGAGCATAGATTAGGCGGAACTCCTTTTAGAGGAAACTATGCTGTAAAAGGAATGATATATGATGAAGTTAATGATATTTTTGTAGAACCACAACCTTACCCAAGTTGGACATTAAATGTTTCTGCTGCAAAATGGGATCCACCTGTTGTAAAACCATTCTTACAAGAAGGTATTTATTACACTATTGAATGGAATGAATCTAATACTAGGTGGGAAGGATATCCCGCAGGTGAAATTGTTACACCTGAAACTCAAAAATATTATTGGGACTCCGATAATAGTTCTTGGCAAACCATATAAAATATAGTATTCTCCTTTCTATAAAGAAAATATAAAGGAATACTTATGAATAAACAAACACTATCAGAACTATTTATTATTGAGGATTATCTTCCTGAAGAATCACACGTAAAAAATAGTGAATTAAATAGTTTTATTTTAAACGATTTAGCAACTTCTTCTTTTGAACCATTAGATAAAAACAGATATGGAGATCTAAATTTAAAATTTAGAAAAGAATACAACTGGATTTTTGACTACGTAGTAGATCAAATCTATGTAAAAAATAATAATATGCAGTTGCGATTTGAAGGAGTGTCTGCAAATGTAGAAGGACTTGGTCAATCTAGTTTTAGTAGACATAATGTAAATACTTTTGATATTTTTAATTCACCTGACATAACAGTTTTATATTGTGTAAATGGAGAAGGAGAAATTGTAATAGAGTATCCTGAAAATATCTACAAAGAAAAGTTTATTACTTTAGACATGGAACCTAGAAAAATAATTATATTTAATTCTGGATTAAAGTATTATTTTTTAAAAAACAATTTTAAAGATGTAAGAACTACTCTATGTTATAAGGCTAGAATTGTATAAGGATGATTCTTAAATATAATTATTGGCAGTTTCAGTCAATTTTACCAAAAGAAGTTTGTGAAAATATAATTAAGTTTGCAAAAGAAAAGAAACAAAAAAAGGGTAAAGTAGGCATGAATAATAAGTTAAAACCAAATCTTGCTAAAAGAGATTCTAACGTTGTTTGGTTAAAAGAAGATTGGATCTATAAAACAGTATTACCTTATCTTGACATAGCAAATAAAAATGCAGGCTGGAATTTTCAAACAAACATTGCTGAGTCTGCTCAATTTACAATTTATAAAAAAGGACAATATTATAATTGGCATTTTGATGCCAATCCCGAACCTTATAAAAAACCAAAAGATAAAAATTTAAATGGTAAAATAAGAAAACTATCTATGACAGTGTCATTAAATGATCCAAAAGAATACTCAGGTGGTGATTTTGAATTTAGAGTTTTTGATTTAAACGGAAAAGGTGTAATTCATAAATGCAAAGAAATAAGACCACAAGGTTCAATAGTAGTTTTTCCATCTTTTATGCACCACAGAGTAACACCTGTTACTAAAGGAGAAAGAAACTCTTTGGTTATTTGGGCTGTAGGCAATCCATATGTTTAAAAAAGATAATTATAAAGTAGTAAAAAATGTCATAGATAAAAAACTAGCTTTATTTTTATATAGTTATTTGTTTATTAAAAGAAACGTAGCTAAAACTTTATTTGAAAAAAAGTATATTTCACCTTATGAAAATATACATGGAATATTTGATGACCCACAAGTTCCAGGTTCATATGCAATATATGGTGATGTTGCAATGGAAACTTTATTAGCTGGAATACATCCATTAGCGGAAGCACATACAGGATTAAAATTATATCCAAATTGTTCTTACACAAGATTGTATTTAAAAGGTAATATTTTAAAAAGACATAAGGATAGATACTCTTGTGAAATATCTACTACATTAAATCTAGGTGGCGATCCTTGGCCAATATATCTAGAACCAGATAAGAAAAAAGGTTTTTGGAAAAATGGTAAGTATATACCTAGTAAATCAAAAGGTATAAAAATTATATTAAATCCTGGTGATATGTTAATTTATAGAGGTAATATTTTAGAGCATTGGAGAAACAAATTTAAAGGTAATACGTGTGCTCAAGTTTTTTTACATTATAATAATAGTAAAACACCGGGAGCTAAAGATAATTTATACGACGGAAGACCACATTTGGGTTTACCCGATTACTTTACTAACATTTATGAACTCAAAAATAAAAAATAATTATCTTATTCATCAATCTAAATTTATAAAAGAAAACGCTGAATTTTTTTACAAAGAGTGTTTAGAAGGAAAAGAACGACATAAAATAATGTTTCCTACAGAAAACTCTACTACTTGGAGCTATAAAAAATATAATGTATTTTCTTTAACAGCAGGTTCTCTTATTTTTTATAAACTATTTATAGAATTAAAAAAAATAATATTTGAGTATGTTGGCACTAAAGAACCTTTGTGGTTTCAAAGTTGGATAAACATACATGAAGAAGATGAAGTATTAAATTGGCATTCACACTTCGATTCTATTGCTCATGGTTATATTTCAATAAATCCTGAAAAAACAAAAACTGTTTTTGAAAATTTTGAGATAGATAATAAAATAGGTCAAATATATATTGGTGAAAGTAATAACAAGCATAAAGTTGTAGTTTTAAATGGTTTTAAAAAGAAAAGAATAACTATTGCGTTTGATGTAATAGATTTAAAAACTTTTAATAAAATTAAAAAAAAAGATGGTAATGATATTAATTTAAGTTTTTTTCCATTATGAGAATATCAGATCCAGCAACAAGATATAAAATTTGTAAACAATGTGAACACTTTGTTTCGTTTACAAAACAATGTAAGATATGTTTTTGTTTCATGAAAATAAAAACTAAATTTAAAGAATTTAAATGTCCAATTAAAAAGTGGTAGATTATGTTATTTCCAATTACAATAGTAGATAATTTTTTTGAAGATCCTGATTACATAGTAAAATTTGCAAAGTCCTTAAAATATAAAGATCTAGATATATTACCAGGTTCAAGAACAGACGCACTTCACACTATAGATAAAGAATTTTTTAATTGGATAACAAGTAAATCTTTAAAATTACATTACCCACAAGAAGACGTGTCTTATGAAGCAGAAGCTCGTTTTCAAAAAATACCTGTTAATTTAAAACATGATGGGTGGATACATCATGATGTACCTAGTGAACTTACTTGTGTTATTTATCTCTCAACAAACACTGATACTGGAGTAAGTTTTTATAAACGTAAAAGTCCTATGAGAATTTTAAATAAACAAGAATTAAAATATCATTATTTTAAAAATCCTAATAGAAACAAAAAAGAAATGGCAGAAATAGAAAAAGCTAAAAAATTTAATAATGATTTTTTTGAAGAAACAATAAATGTCAAAGGTGTATACAATAGATGTGTTTTATTTGACTCTTCTTTGTATCATGCAGCTCACGTATTTACAGGAAATGAGCAAAAAGACGATAGACTAATCTTTGTAAATGTGATATTTTCTATAAGTAATAATAGTAAAATGCTTAAATATCCTGTTACAGAATGTACTAGATATTAGCATTTATACTACCAATGCACCAAAAACCCTTATATAAAGGTTTACTATGCTACAAAAAATAGGATTTCAACCAGGTATAAATAAACAACTTTCTGAAACCGGAGCCGAAGGTCAGTGGGTAAACTGCGACAATGCTAGGTTTAGATATGGTGTTCCTGAAAAAATTGGTGGATGGAATCAGTTAGGTAGTGTTAACAAAAATGAATTAACTGGAGCTGGCAGAGGTCTTCATCATTTTATTAATAGTTTATCTAGAAAATATGCAATCATTGGTACAAACAGAATTTTATATGCATATTCTGGAGGTGTGTTTTATGACATACATCCTATTCAATCGACTACAACTCTTACAAGTGCTTTTAGTACAACCAATGGATCACCTACAGTTACAATAACTTACTCTAGCGCACATGGTCTAGCTCCTGGAGATATACTTTTAATGAGTAATTTTTCAACAATTACAAATTCTAATTATAGTGCTTCTGATTTTGATGACAAAAAATTTATGGTAACCACTGCACCTACCAACACAACAATAACTATTACAATGGCTTCTAATGAAAGTGGTTCTGGTGCAACTACTTCAGGAGGAATAACAATTGAAAAATATTATACAGTAGGTCCAGCTGTTCAAGCTCAAGGTTTTGGTTATGGATTAGGTTCTTGGGGTGGAGAAGATGGCTCTGCTATTACCACAACACTAAATGGTGCTTTATTAAATGACACTGCTGGTACTGGTGGATCAGGAACTTCTATTACACTAACAAGCACAACTAACTTTCCATCTTCAGGTACAAATTTTATTCAGGTAGGAACAGAAGAAATTTCATATACAGGTATATCCGGAAATGATTTAACAGGTATTACAAGAGCAGTTAGAGGAACAACTAGAGCGGCTCACAGCAATGGAGCAACTGTTACAAATTCAAGTGACTATGTTGCATGGGGTGAAGCAGCATCAGGTGATTTAGTGTTAGAACCTGGTATGTGGTCACTAGATAATTTTGGTGATAAAGCTATCTGTTTAATTCATGATGGTGCGTGTTTTCAATGGGATTCAAGTTTATCAAATGCAACATCAACAAGAGCAACAATTATATCTGGTGCACCAACAGCATCGAGACATATGTTAGTATCTACACCTGATAGACACTTAGTATTCTTTGGAACAGAAACAACTATTGGATCACCCTCAACACAAGATGATATGTTTATAAGATTCTCGGACCAAGAAGATATAAA